ATGGCGCGCTGGCCCTGCTGGCGGCGCGATTCTGAGGAGGCGAGATGCAGGATCTGGAGACGAAATTCCACCAGCCGGGCGCGAATGGTGCTGGCGTGGCGCTGGCCGAGGGTGCGGTGATCAGCGGCTATGCCTCGGTGTTCGGGGTGGCGGATCAGGGCGGCGACATCGTGATGCCGGGGGCCTATGCGGCCTCGCTGGAGCGGCTGCGCAAGGCCGGCGGCCGGGTGCGGATGCTGTGGCAGCACGACCAGGCGCAGCCGATCGGGGTCTGGGACGCGGTGGTCGAGGATGCGCACGGTCTCTGCGTCAAGGGCCGGCTGTTGACCGAGGTCGCCAAGGGCCGCGAGGCGGCGGCCCTGATGGCGGCGGGCGCGGTCGACGGGCTGTCGATCGGCTATCGCACGCTGAGGGCCGAAAAGCTGCCCGGCGGCGGGCGCCGGCTGATCGAGCTGGAGTTGTGGGAGGTGTCGCTGGTGACCTTTCCGATGCTGCCGGTGGCGCGGGTGTCGGCCAAGGAGGCGCTGCGCGACGAGGGGCTGATGGCCGAATTCGCGCGCGGCATCGAGGCCGCGGCGCAGGCGTTGCGCGGCTAGGCCGCGGGCGGGCGGGAGGTCCGGCCGGACCCCCGCGAATGGCAACCAGAAGAAGGATGGATGCGATGAGCACCGAGTTTCCCGGCCGCCTGAACCAATCGGGCCAGGAGAAGAGCGCGGCGCGGCAGCCCCACGGCGAGGCGGCGCAACTGAAGGAGGCCCTGGAAGGCTTCGTGACCGAGATCAAGACCTTCCGGGCCGATGTGATCGGCAATCTCAAAGAACAGGACGAGCGACTGACCATGCTGGACCGTAAATTCTCGACCAATACCGCCCGCCCCGTGCTGGCGCAAGCCGACGCGGGCGAGGGCCTGCACCTGAAGGCCTTTGACGCCTATCTGCGTTCGGGCGACGATGACGGGCTGCGCGGCCTCGTGCTGGAAGGCAAGGGGCTGAACACCGCGGTGAACTCCGAGGGCGGCTATCTGGTCGACCCGCAGACCAGCGCGCGGATTCAGGGCGTGCTCTATGCTTCGGCGTCGATCCGGGCTATCGCCAGCGTCGTGCAGGTCGAGGCCGGCTCGTTCGACGTGTTGGTCGACCACGGCGACGTGGGCTCGGGCTGGGCGACGGAATCCTCGTCGGTCACCGAGACCGGCAGCGCCGCCATCGACCGCATCTCGGTCAAGCTGCACGAACTCAGCGCGATGCCCAAGGCCTCGCAGCGCCTGCTCGAGGACTCGGCCTTTGACGTCGAGGGCTGGCTGGCCGAGCGCATCGCCCAGAAATTCGCCCGCGCCGAGGCTGCGGCCTTTGTTTCCGGCGACGGCGTCGACCAGCCGCGCGGCTTTCTGGATCACACCATCGTCGCGAACGGCACCGAGACCTGGGGCGAGCTGGGCTATGTCGCGACCGGCGCGGCGGGCGATTTCGACGGCACCAACCCGGCCGATGCCATCGTCGACCTGGTCTATGCACTGGACGCCGGCTATCGCGCCAACGCGGCCTTCGTGATGAACTCGAAGACCGCCGGCGCCGTGCGCAAGATGAAGGACGCGGACGGCCGCTTCCTGTGGTCGGACGGTCTGGCGGCGGGCGAGCCGGCGCGGCTGATGGGCTATCCCGTTCTGATCGCCGAGGACATGCCCGACATCGCTGCCGATGCCCACGCCGTTGCCTTTGGCGACTTCCGCGCGGGCTATACCATCGCCGAGCGCCCGGACCTGCGCGTGCTGCGCGACCCGTTCAGCGCCAAGCCGCATGTCCTGTTCTATGCGACCAAGCGCGTCGGCGGCGACGTCACCGACTTCAACGCGATCAAGCTGCTGAAGTTCTCGGTCGCCTGAGCGATCGGGCCGGCCCCTTCGGGCGGGGCCGGCCTGATGCGGCGCAGGCGCGCGGCGGGCCAGAAGGGCCGTTTGCGCCCCGCACCGACCGGCTGCTCCCCTCCGTGCGAGCGATGCGGGGGCGCGCCTGCGCCATTTCTGACGATTTGCAACGCCTGGGAGGCAGCGATGGACCTGATCGAAACCAGCAGCGTGAATGACGGGCTTCTGCCGGTGGCGGCGCTGCGTGCCCATCTGCGGCTGGGCACCGGATTTGCCGACGAGGCGACCGGTGACGCCCTGCTGCTGCAGTATTTGCGCGCGGCCATCGCCGCCGTCGAATCGCGCACCGGCAAGGCGCTGATCGCGCGCGGCTTCCGGCTGGTGCTGGACCGCTGGCGCTGGGCCGATGCCCAGGCGCTGCCGGTCGCGCCGGTCAGCGCCATCGACGCGGTGACGCTCACCGATGCCGAGGGGCAGCAGACGGCGGTCGACCCGGCCCGCTGGCGGCTGGTGGTGGATCGTCACCGCCCGCAGATCGCGGCGACCGGGGCGGTCCTGCCGCAGGTGCCGACCTCGGGTTCGGTCGCGGTCGATTTCACCGCCGGTTTCGGCGCGGCCTGGGACGCCGTGCCCGACGATCTGACGCAGGCGGTGATGCTGCTGGCGGCACAGTATTACGAGGGGCGCACCGGGGCCGGCGGCGGTCTGCCGGCGCAGGTTGAGGCGCTGGTGGCGCGCTGGATGCCCGTGCGGGTGACGGCGGGGGGGCGGCCGTGATGCGGGTGACCCTGAACCGGCCGATGGTGCTGGAAGAGGCGGTGACCGCGCCCGATGGGGCGGGTGGTTTCACCACCAGCTGGGCCGCGCTGGGCACCCTCTGGACCGAGCTGCGCCCGGGTGCCGGGCGCGAGCTGCGCGGCACCATCGCGCCCGAGGGGCGGATGCTGTTCCGCGTCTATCTGCGCGCCGCCCCGCAGGGCAGCCCGCAACGCCCGCGCCCCGACCAGCGCCTGCGCGAGGGCGCGCGGCTGTTCACCATCCTCGCCGTCAGCGAGGCTGATCCGGCGGGCGCCTGGCTGGTCTGCCACGCGCAAGAGGAGGTGCCGGCATGAGCATCCAGTGCAGCGCCGCGCTTCAGGTCGCGCTTTACGATTTCTTGGTGGCGGATGGCCCGTTGGCCGCGCTGGTTCCGGGCGGGGTGATGGACGCGCCGCCCCCCGGCACGCCGCAGGGCACCTATGTTCTGATCGGCGAGGAAGAGGCCATCGACCGTTCGGACGTCAGCGGGCCGGGGGCCGAGCACCGGGTGCTGATCTCGGTGGTGTCGGATGCGTCGGGCTTTCTGACCGCCAAATCCGCCGCCGCGCGCATCGCGCAGATCCTGCCCGACGCCCGGCCCGCGCTGAGCACCGGCCGCGTCGTGGCGATCTGGTTTCACAACGCCCAGGCGCGGCGCGTCGACAGCGGCACCGTGCGCCGCATCGACCTGCGATTTCGCGTCCGCGTCGAAGTCTGAGTTTCGAAAAGAGGAGAGCCCAGCATGGCTGTGCAAAGCGGCAAGGATCTGCTGATCAAGATGGACATGACCGGAGCCGGTCAGTTCGAGACCATCGCGGGGCTGCGCGCCACGCGCATCAGCTTCAACGCGGAAACCGTGGACGTGACCAGCCTGTCCTCGACCGGCGGCTGGCGCGAGTTGCTGGCCGGGGCGGGCGTCAAGGCGGCGTCGATCTCGGGGTCGGGGGTGTTTCGCGACGAGGCCACGGATGAACGCGCCCGCGCGGTGTTCTTCAACGGCGAGATCCCGGCCTTTCAGGTGGTGATCCCCGATTTCGGCACCGTCGAGGGGCCGTTCCAGATCACCGGCATCGAATACGCGGGCTCGTATAACGGCGAGGCCACCTATGAGCTGTCGATGGCCTCGGCGGGCGCGCTCGACTTCGTCGCGGCGACCGCGCTGGCCCTCGCGCCGCAGGACTATGTGGGTGATGGCGGCGACCAGCCGCAGCCGGTCACGGAGTGAGCGTCATGGCCAATCCCCTGGCCGGCGAGGTGGCGCTGGTGATCGACGGCGAGCGGCGCGTCCTGAAGCTGACGCTGGGCGCGCTGGCCGAGCTGGAAACCGCGCTGGGCGCGGACAGCCTGGTCGCGTTGGTCGAGCGGTTCGAGGGCGGGCGGTTCTCGGCGCGCGACGTGATGGCGCTGCTGTTGGCCGGGTTGCACGGCGGCGGGTATCCGCTGCCGGCGACCGCGCTGCTGGCCGCAGAGATCGAAGGCGGCGCGGCCGAGGCGGCGCGCGCGGCGGGCCTTCTGCTGGCGCGCGCCTTTGCTCAGCCGGGCGCGGCGGCATGAGCGCAGCGCGCGGCCTCGACTGGCCCGGGCTGATGCGGGCGGGGCTGCACGGCCTTGGCCTGCGCCCGGCCGAATTCTGGGCGCTCACGCCCGCCGAACTGATGATCATGCTGGGCCGGGATCAGGCCGCCGATGGCGGTTTTACCCGGGCCCGGCTGGAAAGCCTGCTGCGTCGGTTCCCCGACGCGGGGGCGGCTGCAACGAAAGGGGCGCCACATCATGGCGATGGAGGATCTGAACACCCAGCTGGCCGAGCTGGAGGCGCGGATGGCGGCGACGGCGGACCGGGCGGCGGCCTTCGATTTAGGTCTTGCCGACATGGGCCGCACGCTGACTGACACCAACCGCGAGATGGCGGGGCTGACGCGGTCCTTCGGCAGCGGCCTCAGGCGCGCGTTCGACGGGGTGGTGTTCGACGGGATGCGCCTGTCGGACACGATGCGCCAGCTGGGCCGGTCGATCACCGACGCGCTCTATGCCGCGGCGATGCGCCCGGTGCAGAATGCGGTCGGCGGTGCGCTGTCCTCGGTCGTTGGCGGGTTGATGGGCTCGGTCCTGCCCTTCGCCAATGGCGCGAGCTTCAGCCAGGGCCGGGTGATGCCGTTTGCGCAGGGGGGCGTGGTCTCCTCGCCGGTGGCCTTTCCGATGCGCGGCGGAACCGGCCTGATGGGCGAGGCCGGCCCCGAAGCCATCCTGCCGCTGGCGCGCGGCGCCGACGGGCGGCTGGGGGTGCGCGCGGGCGGCGGCGCGCGGCCGGTCAGCGTGGTTTTCAACATCACCACCCCCGATGTCGCCGGCTTCCAGCGCAGCCAGAGCCAGATCGCCGCGCAGATGCAACGCCTGCTGGCGCAGGGGCAAAGGAATTACTGACATGGCTTTCCACGAGATCCGCTTTCCCGCCACGCTCAGCTTCGGTTCGCTGGGCGGACCCGAACGGCGCACCGAGATCGTGACGCTCTCGAACGGGCATGAAGAACGCAACACCCCCTGGGCGCAGGCGCGCCGGCGCTATGACGCAGGGCTGGGGCTGCGCTCGCTCGATGATGTCGAAACGCTGATCGCCTTTTTCGAGGCCCGGCAGGGCATGCTGCATGGCTTTCGCTGGAAGGACTGGGCGGATTTCAAATCCTGCCCGGCCTCGCGCGAGGTGTCGGCGCTGGACCAGTCGCTGGGCAACGGCGACGGGGCGCGGCGGGCGTTTCCGTTGATGAAATCCTATACCTCGGGCGGCTGGAGCACCGGTCGGGTGATCGGCAAACCGGTCGCCGGCTCGGTCCGGGTGGCGATCGCTGGGGCCGAGATCCCCGAGGGAGCCGGCTGGGTGCTGGATCCGTCGACCGGGATCGTCACCTTCGACGTGCCGCCTGCGAACGGGGCCGAGGTCACCGTGGGCTTCGAGTTCGACGTGCCGGTCCGCTTCGACACCGACCTGATCCAGGTCTCGGTCGCCAGTTTCCGCGCGGGCGATGTGCCCAAGGTTCCGGTGATCGAGGTGCGGCTGTGAGCGACACCATCACCACCCGCGCCCGGGCCTGGGCGTTGACCCGGCGTGATGGCCTTGTGCTGGGTTTCACCGACCACGACCGCGACCTGCGCTTTGACGGCATCGCCTTTCGTGCCGGCACCGGGATGACCGCGCGGGCGATCGTCGCGGGCACGGGCCTCTCGGTTGACAACACTGAGGCCGCGGGCGCGCTGTCCGATGCCGGTCTGACCGAGGCCGACATCCTGGCCGGGCGCTATGACGCCGCGGAGCTGACCGTGTGGGAGGTCGACTGGACCGACCCGAACCAGCGCCGCGTCGTCTTCCGTGGCGCGCTGGGCGAGATCACGCGCGCGGGCGGGGCCTTCAAGGCCGAACTGCGGGGCCTGACCGAGCCGCTGGCGACCACCGGCGGGCGGGTGTTCGGCGCGCTCTGTCCGGCGGTGCTGGGCGATGCGGCCTGCGGGTTTGACCTGAATGCGTCGGGCTATGGGCAGCAGGCCACGCTGCTGACGGTGGACGAGGAGGGCGCGGTTCTGGACATCCCCCTGATCCCCGAATTCGCAACCGACTGGTTCGTGGATGGGGTGGTTCGGTTCCTGGACGGC